AAAAATTTTTTGTCTTTTATTTTTTTTTGGTGTTTTTTGAATATTATGGTGTCATTTTCTGTAAAAGGGGTAATTTGAAAAAAAATCGGATGCTTCGCATGGATGAATTTGCTATATTTGGGTTATGGGAAATAAGGTTTCAGAGAATTTGATGGTTTCTATAGACCAGGCGATTATAGATGAGTACTATGTGAATGGGTTCATTGGTTACAAAGCTGTGTTAAAACACAAGCCCGATATCACATCTGCTGGTGCTTCGAATTACTTCAACATGATATCTAAGAAGGATAGCATAAAGGCTTATATGCAGTCTAAGGTCGAGATTATGCGAGCCGAGGCTCAGATAGACGTTGTGCAGGTACTTCGGGAGTTGATTCAGTTTAGTTTTTCGGATATTACGGACTACATGGGATTGACCGTTGAAGAATTAAAGGCTCTACCACCTGATCTTCGCAGATGCATTTCGCAGTTTAAACGCAAAACATCACGATACCTTCCTCGTGGAGCAAAACCAGGCGAAGAGGTCGAAGAGACTATTATCGAAATTAAACTCATGGACAAAGTGAAGACCATGGAGATGATTAATAAACATATAGGCTTCTATTCGGAAGACAATAAGCAAAAAGGTGTAAAGATTGACTTAAGTAAAGCTACGAATGTCCAACTGAATATGCTTCTGAGTCTTACGGATGAAGTCTAACTTTTTAATGTTTAAACCGCTTTTATCCATAAAAAATTTGTAAATTTAGCAGATATTCCCTGGAACACCATTGTGGTAAATGGGTTTCGATTTATAGTTAGTTGGTTTAGTTAAGAAAAAGCATTCATTAAGTTGGGTGCTTTTTTGATTTATAAACTTTTCTGTACATTATAGTGTACTTATAAAATAATTTACTATATTGCAGTTTAATTATAACCCCCCTTTAACAATGAAAAAAAAGAAACGCAAACGCACTAGGTCTCTAGTCAAAGTGGCTTCCTCCACATTCAATCTTAAATTAATCCAACTTAAATTCAAAGCAAATGAAACTAAGCAATCCCAAGAGGTTTACAGTAACAACAAATGATCAGGGTGACACTATTGTAAAAATCAACAAAACCGTGACCACAACTAATGCACATGTCAAACAAATTAAATACCACAAAAAAGATGAAGAATCCAATTAAATTATCGAGAACTGAATTTAAAGTATTAGTGCTAATGGAAAAAGGCTTAAAATCTAAAGATATCCGTAAACGAATCTTAACTAAAGGTAATCGTGCTAGTGATGAAAGAAGCATATCGACGTATAAACTGAGGATTAAAAGAAAACTAGGTCTTAGTAGAGATGTAAACGAATATGCTGTAGTAGCAACTGCAATCGAAAAAAACATAATATGATAGATAAATTTAAAGCCGTACTAAAGTACGAAGGTATTACCGCTAAAGACTTTTGTCTAAGGATAGGAATAAAATACGGAAGTTTCAGAACACTTATAGCCAAAGAAGGTAGCCCAAGATGGGTGAAAGCGTTTATGCTTGGGTATAAATTAGGAAAAGTGCCTACGGACATCAAAAAAATAGAAGTTATTGAACCAAAAACCATCAAACCATGAAAACCGCTTTATTAGTATTAATCATATCTATAGCCGCCATAGTCTTCGGACTTGTCGTTATTATTCTGATTGGAATCAAAGAAAACAAAAGAAGGGAAAGTGAAATCAATAAATACAACGAAGCAAGCATCAAAGCCTTCATGAAAGCACAGAAAGGAAAGAAATACGCTAGAAAAAGCACTCCTAAAGTACCAACTATAAAATGATAGAAGTAGGAAGCGATTTTAGCGGAGTTGGTGCGTTTAACCAAGCCCTAAACAGATTAGAAAAGGATTATAAGAAGATATTTGCTTGCGATATCGATAAGTATGCAAGGGAAACCTATTTACACAACTATCCTGCCCCAAAAGACTTCCCGGAAGATGTCTATGAGAGGAAAATTCCAAAAAAACCACTTGATTTGTACATGACTTCCCCCCCCTGCCAAAGTTTTAGCCTTGCTGGACATAGAAAAGGGGAAGATGATACAAGAGGAGTGCTTTTCTACAACTCCCATGAGTTTATTCAGAAAAATAAGCCACGTTATTTCATTTTTGAGAACGTTAAAGGACTTTTAAGTGATGATGAGGGCAAAACCTTCCAAAGATGGTGTGATTATCTTGGTGGAAAGTCTGTAAATGGCAATCCCGTGATATTTCCGCTAGAACAAAGCGTACCTTACCACATTTACTACAAGGTTTTGAATGCGAAACACTACGGAGTGCCTCAAAATAGAGAAAGGATTTTTATTATAGGCATCCGTGATGATCAGGATAATGATTTCACTTTCCCAAAACCAATGCACCTTACCAAAAGACTGAAAGATGTCCTTGAGGATAGTGATAACCATAAGTATCTTTCTGATAAAAAAATAGACAAGATAGCCAATTCAAACTTTGCCCAAGAAAAGGACATGATACAAGATGCTAATGGCGTTTGCGGTGCTTTACTCTCAAGAGACTATAAAGACCCAAAATGTGTTGATGAAAAATACAATTTAAGTGAGGAAGCAATAAGTAGGCTAACCAATGAATCTCAAGGCTTTCATTCAGACATTAAAACACCTGAAGATATAGCATCGTGCCACGGAGCGAGAGATTATGAGAAGTTGGCAAGAGGTATGAATGTAATTAAAACCGTAGATGAGAAATACTACTTGAGCGATAAGATGATAGAAGGATTTTTAAGCCACAAAGACAGACATGAAGATAAAGGAACAGGTTTTGGATGGAAGCCAAAGACCGAAGATGATATTGCGAATACTATTAGGGCTAATGCGTCTTTATGCCCTACAGATAATTCGATTAAACAAGTCGGAAAGATAAATAACTCTCAAAGTGGCAAGATTTATTCCTCAGAAGGATTAGGTGTTACCATCACGGGATGTGGAGGTGGACAAGGAGCAAAAACAGGGCTTTATACAGTTCCGAGTGACCAATTAAAGATTGTTGGAATGCTACCAAATGAAACCTACAATGACTTCTCAAGAAGAGTCTATGATTCCGAAGGTTTAGGTAGAACACTAATGGGTAGTGGAGGCAATTGCAATGATAAAGCAGGGCAGTATCAAGTAGGTACACGTATTAGGAGATTAACCCCTCGTGAATGCTTTAGACTCATGGACTTTCCTGAGACTTTCAATTGGACTGTTTCTGACACCCAAGCATACAAACAAGCAGGTAATAGTATCGTCGTTTCGGTGCTTTATGAAATACTAAAAAAACTAAAACTATAATTATGATAACAAAATGGAATGATATTATAAACAGAATAGCAGAATTAAGAAAAAACATAGAAACAGCAAAGACTACTGATGTAATAGAAATATCAGTTGAACTAATTAGAATAGAAAGCCTATTAAAGCAATTAACTTTAACCGATGTTACCAAACGTACTTTTAGGTGCTTAGGGTGTAAACATTATGACGTAAAAGTAATTAACGATAAAGGAGTAACTGCAAAAGTCTGTAAGGTTAGAGAAAATGACATTAGGGTAATTGTAGATTTAGATGCACCAAATTGCACCGACTTTGCATTAACTCAAGAAGAAATAAAAATATAAATGGATACTACTCCCGAAAATCAGAAGATACAGAATTTAGTCTCAGAACTGAAGCCTATAGATATTAGATCCGCACTCTTTAAATCAAAGGATTTTAATTTTATTGTTACAGGTAAAGATGAAGATGGTAAAATATGCACACATCTAAAGCAAGAAGAGGCTCTTCAAATACTAACGGCTAATATTGTAGAGGAGTTTCTGTACGGTGGGGCCGCTGGTGGGGCTAAAACATGGACAGGGTGTTGTTGGCTATTGTTTATGTGTATTAATTATCCCGGAACACGTTGGTTTGTTGCTCGTAAAGAACTTAAAGACATCATCGATTCGGTTTATGTAACCTTCAAGAAAGTGTGCGACACTTATGGGTTCTCAGACTACAAGTTTAACGGACAAAAACACTTCATTCAATTTGGTAACGGCTCACACATCAACCTTATTGAGGTAAGCTATAAACCTAGTGACCCAATGTTTGAGGGAGTAGGTTCTACCGAGTATACGGGAGGTTGGATGGAAGAGGTTGGTGAAATACACCCTCAAGCCTATATCGTGCTTAGAACAAGGATAGGTAGGCACTTAAATAAGAAGTACGGCATAAAGAAGATGATGTTTATGTCAGGGAATCCTAAAAAGAACTGGACTAAAACACAATTCTACGATAAAGATAAAGCAGGCACAATTGAATCACACAAAAGATACCTTGGGTGTCTTGTTACTGAAAATCCTTTTATCGAGAAAGATTATGTTGAGAGTTTAAGACGTTTGGCTTCAGAGGACAAGGCTTCATTTGAGAGATTGTTTAAAGGGAATTGGGAATATGAAGATAATCCAAATGCCTTATGTGATTATGAAATGATTGAGGCAATATTCTCCAATAACCACGTTCCTCAAGGACAAACTTTCATAACTGCGGATATTGCACGTTTTGGTAGTGATAAAGCCGTTATTTGTGTTTGGAGAGGGTGGAGACTTATAGAATTAAAAACTTTTGACGTTTCCAAAACAACCGATATACAACTACTTATAACTCAACTAAGGTTAAAGTATCACATACCCAAAAATAGGTGCGTAGGTGATGCCGATGGTGTTGGTGGGGGTGTTATTGACAACACAGGTATCAAGGCGTTTATAAACAATGCGACACCTATAAGAGAACAAGGTGACAATCAAAACTATAAAAACCTTCAAGTACAATGTTTATTCCATCTTGCACGGATAATCAACGAAGGAAAGATTTGGATAATGTGTGAGTTGAGTGAAAAACAACGAAGTGATATTAAGCAAGAACTTGACCAAATACATTCCAAACTTAATGACATAGGTAAGTTGGACTGTAAAAGCAAGAGTGATATAAAACAAGACATAGGTCGCTCCCCGGATTACAGAGATGCCATCTTCATGAGGGTTTTCTTTGACCTAAAACCTAACAAACGTAGGTTTATGGGTAGTATTTTGAGATAGTATCAAATTTTTTTATATATTTGCAAAGTCATGCAAGATATAAAAAGCGTTAAAGGGCTTTTAAAGGTTAGAATGAGGTAATTTCCAAAAGTTACCTCATTTTTTTTGCTTAAAATCTATTTTTTTTACTTAAGTTTATTATGAAAAAATTTTTCATACCTTTACGATGAACACATTTTATTCTTTAATTAAATGAAATTAAGCAATTCTGAAGTTGAAAACCTTATATATGCAGGCGTTTCCGAAGAGTTAAAGCTTGCTAGTAAGCTTGCAAAGGAAATGAATATGCACATCACAGGTGAGGGTGCGAAAGAATATTTAGAAGGTTTAGACCAATATGAGAACTCTAATCAGAAGATTCTTCGTGAAAAAATAATGAAATCTAACAAGTCTGTATTTTCTTTTATACTTAGACCTTTAGATAAAATATTCTCGGCAAAAGGAGGTGCTATAAATTATAATCTTAATGATTCTAGTATCGCAATAGTAAAAGCAGCGGTTAATGAAGTTGCAGATGGTCTTAATATAAAAAGGTATTTAAAAAAGGTTGTCTTAAAGAAATATATTATAGACCCTAATGGTATTATTTTTATTGACCTAGATGATCAGGGTAAACTAGATACATCTTTTGTTGACTCTAAAGAAATACTATGGTACAAAAATCAAGGAAATAAGATAGGGGCTATCATCTTCAAAGGTGAAGTTAAGAAAGGTGCAGACGATGTAACTAGGACATATTTCAGAGTAATAGACGATGAATTAGATAGAATATTTGTAAAAGAACCTAGTAACGATGGTTCTAAAGGAGAAAAAATAAGAGAAGTTGTCGGTGATAGACTTGATAATTTCTTTGGATATGTTCCAGCTATGGTTGTTGGGGATGTAAAGAACCCAAATAAAAACCTTTTTGATAGTTTCATTTCAGATGTAAACGAAGAAGCTAAAGATTTACTTCACGATGTTTCAATAAACAAAATACATAAAATCTCTCAAGGTTTCGCTAAATATTGGCAGAGACCCGAAGCTTGTACTAAGTGTCACGGAGAAGGTGTAGTCAAGTACGAGGAGGAAGCAGGTTCTGATGTTTGGTTAGAAGCGGACTGTACCTCATGTGGAGGAGCAGGCTACAAACAAAAAGTATCACCAAGTGATGTGATGATTGTACCAATTCCTGAAAAAGATGAAGTTGACCCGGCTCCAAATGTTGCTGGATACGTCAATCCATCTATTGAGATATGGAAAAAGTATGATGACAACATAAGAGATACCCGGAACTACCTTTTCCAAGTATTATGGGGAACTACATTTGAACAAGGAGGTAAAAATGAAACTGCAACGGGTAGATTTATAGATACTCAACCAGTTCAAGATAGACTTAGAGATGTATCACATACATTCTCTTTAATGCACCAATTTATACTTAATTGCTACGGCTCAATAACATTAAATAAAAGTGATTATAATGCTTTTGTGAGTTACGGCACAAGATACGTTATAGAGAGTCCTGACGAGATTCTTAAGGTGTTAATGGAAGCAAGTAGAGAAAAGGTCTCTGACCTAATCCTACAAGATATGCGTAGTAAGTATTTCTATGCGGAATACCAAAATGATGAAGTAGAACTAGCCAAAAAGAAAAAACTGTCTAAAATAGAGCCTTTTCCAAACATGAGTGTTAGTGAGGTTGTGGCAACGGAACTTATTGGTGATGAAGAGAAGTTAATGAAAATATACTTTATTGGATGGCATGGAACACTTAGTGATGCCGATATTGTATTGAAAGACGAAAAACGATTAGAACAAGAATTAAAATTATATATTAAAACTAAGTCAAAACCTAAAACAGATGGAAAAACAGAAGAAATTCAGAATAATGGAATGGCATAGAGGAGAATTTATCCCTCTTAAAGTCACAACACCCGATGGAAAGAAAGGTGAAGGAAAAACAGTAAAAATTACACAAGAATCGGCTGACCAATTAAATCTTGATTTTAGTAAAACAAGAGGAGTTGGTGTTCAGGTTAAATACGTTCTTGTTGACGAGGATCAGGAAACTGAATTATCAGAATTAGCTAAAGAATACCAACAACTTTCTAAAAAGAAAGCATATCATGGTTGGGATGCTAAAAAATTAAGAGAATTAATTAATGAACTAAAACAATAAACATGAAACACAAAGTTGAAATTTACACCAATGGGAGTTGGGTTACCGAAAAAGTAGCCACAGAAAAGGTGGAAAACGAAGTCAAAAAAGAGAAACATATTAGCAAAGTAGAAGTTAAGTATGCTGATAAGATTGTTAGTATATCAGAGAAATACGCTGAAATTTTAAATCAAGATTCCAAGGTAAACGGAAAAAGATATGTAAAGTTAGCTACAGCTAAGAAACCAAAAGCAACAAAAAAATAGTAAAATGATTAAAAAGGAAATACTAGAGAAGATAGCGGGTATGCTTAATCTCGACGCAGAGGAATTTGCACAAGGAATTACTTCTGAAAATGAAGTAGATATTACATTACCTGAAGGACGTTTTCTAACGACTGAACAAGAGACAACTCTCAAAGACAATCACGGAAAAGCACGTTATGACGCAGGTAGTTCAGCTGCAAGGGAAATGCAGTTAAAAGACATGAGTAAATTGGTAGGATTTGAAGAGTCTATTAAAGACCCACAAAAATTCATAGATACCCTTAAACAAACTGTCTTAGACCAAGCAAAGATTGAGCCTAATAAAAAAGTATCAGAATTAGAGGCATCATTAGAAACACTTAGAAACACAGTAACGCAAAAGGAAACTGCTTATACAGAATTACAAAAGGAAGTATCAAACGTTAAAACCCGTTCGACGCTTTTAGGAGCAATTCCAAAGCTTGCTGATATCGGTCTTAAAAATGAAGATGTTTTAGATTTATTTCTAAAAACTTACGAAGTTAGAGATGGCGTAGTGTATAAAGATGATAAGCCAATACAAGATGATATGGCATCAAATCTTGGAGTAGATAAAGTCCTTAGTTCATTTGTATCAGATAGAGGATGGGATTATGTTGAAGGAAGCGGCCCAAAAGGTCGTGGACGAAACCAAAATCCAAACCCAAACCCAGGAGGAGCATCAGCTTCTTTTGAGGACTATGAAAAGGAAATGAACGAGAAAGGACTACATCCGGGAAGCCAAGAGGCACAAGCGTTGCTTAAAACGTATGTAGATAATAATCCAGAAATTTTAAATTAAAATGGCAAATTTAACAGCAACACAATTATTAAAGGCTATCACGAAGTCTCAAAACGGTATCATGGGTGATGCAGAAATGAGAACGTGGGAACATTCACTTTTAGCTATGCTATTAAAGAATGACAATAGCGTATTTCAAAACAGTAATGCTTTGAAACAATCAGACGAACAGCCTACTAAGGCTATATTGTTCAACAGAAACTCAATCGCTTCAGGAACTGCAAAAGAGGCCGCTCACGCTGCCGCAGGATTCGCTGATTCTTTTGAAAAAGATATTGCGTACTTGAAAAGAGTACAAAAATTCAAAGTTTCTTACAAGCAAGCTGATAACAATCAATTCACTTACGAAGAGATTCTTCAGCACAACATCAAGAATGCATTGATTAACATATATGAGGATTTATCTTCTTATAATACTGCATGGCTTGATACAAACCGTAGCCAAGTTGCTACTAGTTCAATTATGGCTTTCGATGCCGTAACGAATGACCAATTTGATAATGCATCAGGTGACAAAGACCGTTTCTTCGATTACATGAAAGCAGCAATGAGAAAAAACAAATATCGTCCTATGTACGATGTTGTTGGTGACCAAGTTAATGCAGCTGAATTCAGAAGATTATCAGCACAAGGAGCAGGTAACTCATCAAATGAAACTTACCAAATGCCAGGTTTAAACTACATTGAAGAAGAGCAATTAACTGCTTCTGCAAATGGTAGTGCTTATGCTTGGAGATCAGGTATGGTTGGAATGACAACTTGGAATGAGCCTCAAAACCGTAGAGGTTTAGGTGACCCTGGAGCAAACGAAGGTATGTTTACAACTTTCCAAGATTCAGTTATGGGAATCAGTCATGATTTACATGTTCACAGAAGTTTAGTTGATACCTCAGGAGCAGGTGGAAATGTTCAAGATGTAGTTGATGAGTACGAAATGACTACAATCTTTACAACACAAGGTGCATTTGAGAGTACTGCAAACGCAACACCAATTTTTAAATTCGTTCAAGGGTAAGATATGGCTTCGCATACTGAAATAAAAGATATATTGATAAATAGGATTGGTTGGAGACAAGAAATAAAATCTCCAATAACAGTCAATGCTACGAACCTAACTACACAAAGTGGTCGTTATTTTCAAGACGAACATTCGGCAGTTAGCATACATAACATCAAAGACTGCCAAAGGGTATCAAATATTTCCGATAAGGAAATGAATGACTATCTTGGGCAACTTAGAGAGCAATCAATTTATCAGATTATTTCAGATGTTTTTAGTAAGACAGACATTAACGAAGATGAGATAAACGCAAACATTACGATGTTTGATCAGGTTATTTTATTGAGAATGGTTATTATAGTCTCTGAGATTATTATTACGAGTTCACGCTCCAATAAGACTCAGAGATTCTCAGACGAATTCATTAATAAACTTCATTTTGATATTATCGGAAGTTCCAATGTTAGATTTGCTGTTACAAATAGAAACTATAAATATTCTATGGGTATCACATCTAGATATGGGGCTGAGATATTTGAATTAAAGAGGTTTTTTGGTCAAAACAAAAAGTTGCAATCCATTTCAAGGGGCGAAGCTGTTAATATTAATATTTATCCAGGCAATGAACTATAACCTAAATAACCCAATAGGGATAGATAAGGAAGTTCAGAAGATACAGAACTACCTACATGGTAGTCTTGTTGAAAGCTGGGGAGATATTGATGCTTATGGACGAGTTTACAAGAATAGAAAACAACTTGGGTTTATACCTGAGGTTTACAAAGGAAGAAACGAGTATCTAGATGCATTTTATGATGATTCAGAGAATGCAAAAGGAATAATGTTTTTCCTAGAAAACCATGACCACCAATCTGCTGATGGGGTAGTTTTTAAGACAAGAATAAAAATTTGTTTTATGCTAAACCTTGATGAGATCGGGTATGATGATGACGAAAGGGCTGATGTTGTAGTGCAAGAAAAAGTGGTTTCAATCTTAAACAAGAGCGCAATTAACAATTTCACGATTACAGGACTAGAGAAAACCGTTAGGAATGTGTTCTACGGATACACTTACACCGATGTCGAATTAGAAACAGATATGCATCCTCTTCACACTTTTGCAATTATAGGGGATTTAGAGTATTATTTAACTGAAAAATGTAATTAAGATGGCAAGAAAAAAAGCAGAAAAAACAATTAAAAAAGGCTCTAAGTTATATCCCTTAAAAAGAGCAACTGTGGTTGGGAACGAACTTAAACCGAAAGGTGCGAAAATCGCCCTAACGGTAGAAGGATACAAATTTTACAAACAACAAAATATAGTTTAAAATGGCATTATTAGGAACAATTTATAATTTAGTAGAATGCGGAACATCAGCCGTATTAGGAACAGGTACAAAAGGTTGTACTCAATTCTTGAAGAAAGCAACATCTCTTTGGATTACTCAAAAAGGATTCAAATATGATGGAGCTTCAACATTAGATGAAGAATACGCTCAGTTAGAGCAAGCGAAAGGTAATTTGATTGTATTAAAAGGCATCAAGTCTTTTGCAGACAATTCAAGTGACGATACGATTGAAACGTTAGAAGATGGAACAAAACAAGTTGCAACACTTGGGATGTACGAGTTCACGGCTACGTTTATTAATGGTTTAGCATTTCACGCTGCTTTACATTCATTAAACAGTTTTGGTTCTTATGATATCTCTCTAGTTGATAGAGATGGTAACATTATTGGAACAAAAGCTTCTGATGGTTCTTTAAAAGGATTCTCTGTAGGTATGTTACAAGGTTCAAGATTAGCTTTCCCAACAGACTCAGTAGGTCAAAAAGAAAGTATCTCATTCCAATTCTTGGTTAGAAAAGAATTAGATAGCAACTACATTTATATCCAACAAAAGAATCTTGGGTCATTTGAACCTCAAAATCTTGATGGTGTTAATGAAGTAGAGGTAGTAGCTTCTATTCCTGCAAGTACTTCAGTTGTATTTACGGCTAAAAGTAAGCAAAATCAAAACCCTTGGGTTGGTGGTGTAATAGGTGATTTCCAAGTTACAAGAGATGGTGTTGCTGAAACTGTTACTGATGTAACAGAAGCACCAGCAGGTACTTACACTTTAACAGTTGCTACGCTTGTGGCAGGTGAGGTTATTACTGTAGGTCTTTATGATATAGCGAACTCTAGAGATGTAATCGTGCAAGATGCAACGCTTTACAAGTCTAATGTAGAGAGCAAGTTAGCAGTATAAGTACAAGTATTGATTAATAGCTAAAATAAGAGCCTTTAGCGTCATGTTAAAGGCTCTATTTATATCATGACCGTAGTAGCAAAACATATAAGGAACTTACTCCATCTTGAGGAGTTTATCGACGATTATGCGAAGCAAATAGTAAAGGAAAATGCAGATGAGATAATTCGTGTTTTACAAGATAAACAATTAGGTTTAGGTCAATACTCAACTGGCAGACCATTAAAGTGGTCTGATGGTACGGGTTTTTACTCTGAAGCGACTCAGTTATTCGCACAAGCCTTACCACATCCAATAAAGGAAAAGGCTCCAGGAGATGCTTACAACTTTCAATGGACGGGTTCTACTTTTGATTCAATGGTTCTTGAAGCAGATGCAAATGAAAGTTATAGTATTTTTTCAAGAGACGGAAAAGAGGCGTTCTTAAAGAAAACTTATGGTGATAAACTGTTTAAATTGTCTGAAAAAAATAATAAATGGATTAATCAAAACATTATTGAGCCAAAATTAGCTAAATTTATAGAAGAAAATTGGTGGCTACCTATCATATGATAAATTTATTTAAAAGGAACAAGAAAATAATCAAAGTCTATAGAAACTGCTCAGAATTATCTATTTTTAATTTTGACATAGTCTACAAGACTTCGGACTATCGATACCTATTAGTTGATTTTGATGGGTATAATGATGTGAAGTTACCTAAAGACATAGACCAAACTTGGAAAAACATCTTTGATGAATGGGTTAAAGCAAGTGATAATAACGAAATACTTTATTACTATCAATTAATATCCGAAGTAGCTTATTTAGAGACAAGATTTAAAGTTGCAGAGATTTTGTTGCAACAAATACTACAAAGAGAGATGAGCGAATCTACATTAGATACGTATATTGAAATGCTTAGTAAGTGGAAATACAAATACAATAAGAAAAACGACAAAATAACAGAATTAAACAGACTGTTTACTCAACATAAGGCTTCAACTAACAAATTAGGGCTAAAAAGAAGCGAATTAAAAGCTTTAAATAAAAATAACAACGGAGAAGGTGTCTCCACTCTAGAATCGCAAGCAGTAACGCTAGAACAGATTACAGGAAAAAATAATATCGACCCAAAAACCACTAGTGTTTTAAAGTGGATTGAAATATGTAAGGTTGCAGATAATTTAAACACTCAAAGACGTAGTCAAAATGGAAAATAATTATAGTAGTGCAGTCACAAAAGCAAAAAAGGCTCTTAGCGACATCACGGGTGAAGTTGTAAAGTTGGATGAACGTCTAAAAAGCACTATTGCTCAATTAGAGAAGTATGGCACATCACAAATCCCAAGCAAAACAACCGACCAATTAAGGCAACAAGCAGATGCTATCAAGAGACTTGAGGGTCATGTCACTAGACTTAATGCAGCAAATAAGAAAAGAAATACGGCATCAAAAATTTTAACAGAAGCCGAAGCAAAAGAAAGGGTTGAAGTAGCGGCTTTAAACAGAGACATGAAAAACCATGTATCCACATTAAGTAAAGTTGTTGGAGGTATGGCAAAACTTACTGCGAAGTTGAAAATAGCAAAAAAAGCCTATTTAGATATTCAGACTGAAGGAAAAAAGGCTGGTGAATCTCAAAAAAAATATAATATTAGGTTAAAACAAGCCCAAAAAGAGTTTCAGAAACTTCAAAATAAAGCAAATGCAGCTAAAAAAGCAGTATCAAATTTCAGTAACACTAGTTTTGGTGGCTTAGTTAGATCCGCTAAAAGTTTAATGACTGCTTTTGGAGTTATTGGAGGAATTACATTATTTGCAAACGCAGCTAAAGGGGCTTTTAATTTAACTAAAAAGTTAGACTCAATGCGTTTCTCTATGCAAGCAGTTATAACTAATTCAAGAGAATTTATTGAATCTCAAGAATTCCTAAGACAAATTGCTCAAGATTATGGTGCAGATTTACTTGTCGTAACTAATAGATTTATAAAGTTTAGAGCTGCAACACAACAAGCAGGATTAACTGCAAAAGAAACACAAGCAATATTTGGAACAATGACCAAGGCCGCTGGTGTTTTAGGTTTAAAATCCGATGAACTACAGGGTGTCTTCTTGGCATTGGAGCAAATGGTTTCCAAAGGAAAGATAACCACAGAGGAACTTCGTCGACAATTAGGTGAAAGATTACCTGGTGCGATGGATATCATGGCAAATTCTATGGGAGTAACCACTTCTGAATTAGACCAAATGCTAAAAAAAGGTCAAGTAATCACCAAAGACGTTCTTCCGGGCTTTGCGAAACAAGTAGAAATCGCTTTTGGTCTTGATAAAATAAAAAAAGTAGAGACTTTACAAGCGGCCACAACAAGACTTAGTAATGCTTGGGTAATATTAGTTGAAGATTTTAATAAAGGGAACAATGCATCTAATCTATTGATGAAGGTGTTTGATGGGTTGGCTAAAAACCTTCCTTTAATCGTAAAAGGAGTTGGTTATTTAATAGCCGCTTGGGTTGGTTTAAAAACTGTACAATTAGCACTTGTCGCTCAAACATATTTATTAAATGGAGGATTAGCAACACATTTATGGTACGTTAAAGCAAATATAGTAGCCGCTTGGAATGATGTTCGTGCAAAAACTGCTCAAACAACTTCAACAGGTATTCTTGCTACTGCAACAAACATATTAAAAGGTGCTTTCATGAAATTATGGGCAGTAATGATAGCAAATCCAATACTTGCTTTAATCGCTGTTGTAGCCGTAGTAGCTGTATCTATGAGGGATTTTGGAAAAACAACATTAGAAACGGCTGAAGAATTGAACGCATTGCACAAAGAGACATTAGATCAGGTATCTGCTTCGTCTAAACTTGTTAATGAGACAACAATTCTTATGCGAAGATATGAGGATTTACATTATATTCTTAATAAAACTGTTGAAGAACAGAAGGAATATAATAAGGTGGTAGCTGAAATAGGAAAAGCGTATCCCGAGGTAATTGTTTCTGTGAATGAATATGGTGTTGCACAAGAGATAAATTTAGGTATTCTAAAGCAATTACTCGATAACGAAAGACAATTAGCTAAAGTTAGAGCAGAAAACGCATCTGTTGACTTATTTGGGTCTTTAGAAGACCAAACAGAAAAATTAGCATGGATTGAAGCAGGAAATGCGGCTTATGTAAAAGGAGCAGGTAAGGTTATAAAAACTTTTGGTGAGTTGAATAGCGTAGTTGGTGATGGTGTAAATCAAACACGAGAACTACTTAAAGGTGATAAGTTAGAGGCTTATTTGAAATGGGAACAGTCAGCTTTAAAGGCTAAATTGGAAACAGAGAGACTGACAAAAGCACTTAAAGACCAACAAGAACAACTTGCAGACCCTGAGGGTTATGCGGCAAGGAAAGCAAAAGAGGCACAAGACGCTATAGATAAAACTAAAACCCATATTAAAATTCTACCAGGTTTAAGGGATAGTCTAAAAAAAGCCGAAGATTCTCTTGCTGAATTTGGTAAAAAAGGGTTTGACACACTAGAGAAAGAAGGTGTTGAGAAGGTTAAAAAATTAAGAGACAGTATAAAAGAACTACAAACAGAAATAACAGAAATAACAGGTGAAAGCTTCAAGAAAAAGAGAGAACCATCGGATAGTAAAGCCGAGAATGAAGCAGAAAGAAGACTTCGTGCATCTTTAAAGTCTAATCAAGACCTTTTGACTGCTCAAGCAAAGACTGAAAAAATAAGGCTTAATGTAATTATCTCTGCAAATCAAGCAATATTAGACAACGATGAGTCTACATTTCTTGAGAAAATAGATGCAAGACGCAATATTGAAACAACGTCTAATACTATTGCTAAAAATGAGGCAGAATATCAAGTAGCAATGGCAGATGCCGTGTTGCAGTATTATAAAGATAGTGCTAAAAAGACAACTAAAGAAAAAGAAGACGCTCTAAAAGTTTTCTTAGCTAAAACTCAGGAGATTGCTGAAAAACAAGTTGCAGATGAAGAACAAGCTAAACAAAAAGGATTAAAAAATACTGATAAAATATTTAAATCTGAATTTGATAAAAAGAAAAAGTCTATTGAAGACCAAAAAGCTTTAGATTCAGAGGAAGTTGAAGAGATAAGTAATGCTCAAGGTTTATATGCAACTGAATTAAAGGCTCTACAGCTTAGTCTTGCTAATAAAGAGATATCTGTCAAAACTTATAATAGCAGTTTAGAAGTATTAACTCTAAAGCACGAAAAGAACATAGCCAAAATAAAGAGAGATATCCAATTAAAGACTCTGAAGGATACTATTGATATGTGGCAAAAACTTATTGATGCTGACCCTTTCATGAGCGCAGAAGATAAGTTAGAAGCAGAAAAAATGCTTGCCGATGCAAAGATGGCACTCTCTGATCAGGTCTTAGACAATGAATTAGAAAATATAGCTACAGAAAAAGCGGCAAGAGAAGCTTTTGTGAAAGTCAGAACAGAACTAATAGGTCAAGCATCCACTATACTTGCTGATTCTTTAGGTCTCGACGCAGACAATTTACAAACTTTAATGTTAGATGTTGTAGATGGTTTTGGTAAAAGTGCTGATGATATTCTTGGAACAATAGGAAACGTTAGTGCAGTAGTTGGAGATATTATGTCTTCTATTCATCAAAACAATATCGACAATATAGATGAACAGATACAGAGAAACAAAGACAAGTATGCAGAGGCTTTAGCTGATGAAACACTATCTGTAGAGCAAAGGTCTGATATGGAGGCTGAAAGAGATTTAAAAGAAGCCCAGCTAGAAAAGAAGAAAAGAGCAGAAAGAACTAAACAAGCCAAAACAGAAAAGGCATTTGCAGTATTCCAAATAGGTCTAAAAACAGCTCAAGCAATACTTGGTATTTGGGCAGAAGTTCCAAAATTTGATTTCGGTATATCAGCAGGTCTATTGACAGGTATTGTTAGTGCTTTAGGGGCAGGTCAAATGGCCGCAGTATTAGCCGCTCCTATTCCTAAATTTGAAAAAGGAACAATGAATGCACCAGGAGGAATGGCATTGGTAGATGAGAAAAGACCTGAAATTCATACTGATAGACATGGAAATATTAAAAGTTTTGGTGCAAACGCTCCTAACTTAAGGTATCTTGAACAGGGTGATAAGATATACAAGTCTCATGAGGACTTCTTTGATTATGGAGCAAAAGACAGTATACAAAGGTCTGTTTGGAACATGAATACCCATAACTTGAAAGCCGAATCACAAGATAAGTTCTTGGCGATGGAAATAAAAAAGATGGTACAAGCATTGGACAGAAAAAATATGTCAGTAAAACTTAATCAAAAGATTAATGTAGCAGATGATTTAAACTTTTTATTCTCTAAAAACGATACTTTATAATGGTTTACCAAAGAGTTAGATACAGATTAATAGATAATGATAGACAAAAGGAGTTGTGGCTTGAAAACGACCCTAAAGGGTGGAATGAGAGCGAGAAAACCTTAAAACGAAGCGATAAAACGTATGGAGTTTTTACTGAGTTGTCTAAAGGCTTAGAATTCTTTGAGGAAGGGGCAGATTTCTTAAGATTAGCCAAGATTAATAGAGATATTGAGGCAAATGTTGTTTTGGAAGAATGGAGGATGCATCCTCAAGAAGACACAGAATATCGTCATAGTAAAGGAACTTTAGATTTTAGCGAATATGAAGAGACTATTCTTGGAATAAAAGTTCCGTTTAAAACAGGAGGTCTGAATGCTATAATCAAATCCAAAAGGGCAGAGAAATTTGAACTAGACCGTTTGCTTTCTGTTAAGAATGAAAATATAGATGCACTACTTAAAAAAAATGTTGAATTCAAAGGAAGAGACATCTATTTAATAACAACTTGGGATACAGAAGGTAGTAATCAAGAAATAGGAGATTTAGGCTCGACAATAAGTCGTGTTAATGCAAATAACAATACAGGAAGGACTTCAGGTGATATAAATTCATTGCCCATAAAAATCATAGGTCAATCCCACGAGCCTTGGGCTACAAGTGTTACCCCGGTAAGAAATGATGGTGATGGAGAAGGAGGAATCACTTATACTTTAAGTGCTGGTAATATGTTTTTCCTAAAAACAGACCAACGTAGAGAGTTGAAAATAGATTTTAAATATGATTTTATCGCTCGATTTCAGCAATACGAAGATATCGATTGGTGTTTCTACAGACTTTCATTGTCTAAATTCTATACAAATGAACAAGGTCTTCTCCAATTCAAAGACAGAAAGGTTATCCATGAAATAAAGACCGCAGATGCACCAACGTTTCCTGACACAATTCTTTCAGAAGTTAAAATGGTAGGGAACTTTAATGGGGCAAAACCTCAGTTTACCCATCCCATGAAAGGCGAATATATTGCAACAGAAGTGATTGAACCGGGAGAAAGTCTTTGTTTTGAACTATGGGTGAGGGCTGATTTAAGAAATACTAATAACGCAGGTGTTAGAGTTGATGCACAACAAGTTAATACAACTCTAAAAATAGAAGAAGAAAGTTATTTTGACCCAACAGTAGGTAAAACTGCTTTGATGCATGATGTTGGAGACAAATTAATGCAGATTATTACAGGTGAAAAACTTAAGTTTAAAAGCAATTTCTATGGCAGAAAAGATGATTTAGGCTATGAAGAAGATGGATATTATGCTTTCACGGGATTAACTTCAGGTTTTTGGGTTAGAGGGTTCTTAGATAAGGAAATGGAGTTGAGTTTAAAAGACTTTTTAGAAACAAGTAACGCTATACATAACACAGGATATTCCATCGAGGAGAAAGATGATGAAGAATACCTGATCCTTGAAGACATGAATTACTTCTTCCAAAATGAAGTCACCATTGTTCTACCCGAACAAGTTAGTAATTTAACAAGAAAAACTGCTAGTGAACTTTATTACTCCACTTTAGAGTTTGGCTATAAAAAACCTGAAGGGGATAATTTATATGAAGAATCTTTAGGTCTTGATGAGTACAATACAAAAACAAGTTATTCAACTCCAATAACTAGAGTTGATAACAAATACGTAAAACTAAGCCCTGCGAGAGCAGATAGTTATGGTATGGAGTTCGCTAGGAGAAAACAAAAGGTAACTTTTCCTGAAGAAGATACAAGATACGATAAAACAGTATTCTTATTGGATTTAAAAGAATCTCAAACAGATGTTTTAGAGCAAAGGAAATGGGCTGATGATTTTGAAACAGCACCAATAGGTGTCTATTCACCCGAGACTGCCACAAATTTAAGGTTAACACCAAGTAGGGTAAGTAAAAGACATGAGTGGTTTTATGGTAGTGGGCTAAAAAAGTTCCAACAAGAATCAATTACTCACTCAAATAGTGTTGGAAATAGTTATCTTGAAACAAAAAAGGTAGATGAGGATATTCTTAAAGAGAGAGGCGATGTCCTTATTTCTTCTTTAGAAAGGTCTAAATTTGCAAATGAGTGGATAGAATTTGACTATGAAGTTGACTTTTTTGTAAACCAACAAGTGTATGGTTATACAGAAATAAATGGAAAAAGCGTTCCAAATTACTTTGGAAGAGTTAAATTTATAAATGAAAAAGGATTAACCGAATATGGCTATCTATTTGAACTTAAACCTAATAAAGAGGGCAAGTGGAAACTATTAAAAGCAATATAAAATGGCACTAACATCTAAAATAACATTAACATTAAACTCAGTTCCAGCTATAGGAACTGCTTTCTCTATAACTGCCTCAGGAATATCTGTTCCTATATTTGAGACCTTCCAAGAAAAAAGGTTATTAAAGAACCAAGTTGCATTAGAGGATATAGATTTTTTCCTTTTACCCCTTGCTGATAGAATCATAGATGCTATTCAGAAAGACTCAAACACATTAGGATATTTTACAATAACTAAAGTTAGAGATACTCCAATTAATCAACCAAGCATAGAGATAAAAAGTACTAGTAGTATTGTTGAATTCTCTGTAGACCTCAATACAACTGCTGGGGCTTTAACCATTACTGCTGAGAATATAATTATTGAGCCTCTACTCGGAATCACAAATGTTGCTATATTTCCTGCTGAAATTGGAAATATCGATACAACAGTAAAAATTCAAGTTACAACAACCGAATTAGCTGATAACATCACTAGCCCAATACAAGAACTTGTAACAACAAACCCTTTTGATTTTGAATTCTCAAGAGTAGATAATATTTTAATAAGTGTAACAAATAGTGAAACGTGGTTTGCAACAAAAACTATATCAGTTCCTCAATTATTATCTGTCTATTTTGACTTAGAAACTATAATCACCCCTTCCGGGTCTACTTTTATAGTAAACAAACTACAACCGCTGAAGTTCGCTAGTTTAGTAAAAATAGAATATTCAATAGGAGATGACGAATGGGGAACATCCAATTCTTGGTCAGGTCTTGAAGCAGGCTCTTATACTTTATTGATTAGAGATAATTTAGGTAGTCAAATATCTATTCCATTTGAAATTGAAACATTTACAGATGTAAACTTTGTAGATTATGACCCGATCATAGAAATCAGTAATGCCAATGCACTTCGATTTAAAGAGAATGTTGCTTGGGATACTAATGGCATCAGTAAAAACGTAAACAACACCCTTTCTCATGAGGAGAACACGATTCTTAATAGGCGAGACTTCATCCAACGCTATCAGAAGAACGATACAGTAAGAACTCAAATAAAAAGCAACTACGACTCTATAACTGCTAAATTAATCGAATGTGGTGAGGATGTTACTGCTGGAATAGACTTGACTATTGTCCAGGCTACAGATAATATGGATATCAGAGATGTCCGAGATGGTAAAATTAAAACTTTGAGTAGTGGTATTGGGGTTTATTTTGGATCAGGTAAAACTTATGACCCCGAAACTTTATTAGAAAACGGCACTTATAATCTTCTTGAATATTTAATGGATTGGATTAATGTTGGTGACTACATAAATATAGATGGACTTGGATGGGGAAAAATAGACTCTTTAGTTCCACCTACAAAAACTTTTCAGTTTCATTATATTACCGTGAACATTGATAACACATTAAATTATGTGGATGGGCAAAGTGTAATAATAACAAGTGCTTATAATTTAGCAGATTTCAATCGTTTTGAGTTTTCATTAGACTTAAGTTCCCTAAATGGGAACTACTATGTTTTAGTTGATTGTGAGGATGCAAAAGCCGAAAACAAGCAGTTTATTTCTGAATGGATAAATGTTCAAGACATACAAGAAAAACATCATGAAATAAAATACTATAGCACAAGGAATAATGAGATTAATTACGGTACAGGAATCATTTTCACGGTTAGATTGGAGTATATGATTAATTTACAATGGAAGCCAAATTCAGAACAAGAGATTTATGTTACAGATACTAGAACTATAAACCTAGACAGTAAGGTTCGTGAGTTTTACAAGCTAAACCTAATGCCTTTACCTACCGCAATGGCACAGAAGGTTGTCTTGATACTTGCTCATAATAGACTTTTCATAGATGGAGTTAGTTATCTTTTAGAAGGAGAGGTAGAATCAAGCCCGGTAGGGGTCACAAATACATATAAAATATCGGCTAATTTAGTTAAAACAGACTATGTTTTTGATTCTAAACAATTAGGTTTAACATCTACAGAAATACTTCTTGGAAGCGGTATTCCTTTAGCATTAGATAGTTCTGCAAGAGGACTATTATTTATTGAATAAAAAATCATAAATTTACATTATGGCACAGATAGACGAGATATTAAGTATTTTAGCAGAGAGCAAAACCATCTTGGACTTGCCTACTGCGGCAAACCCATTATCAACAGATTGGGCAATTATTTGGAACAATACATCAAAAAGAGCAGAGAAGGTAAGACTTTCTAGTATATCAAGTTCTTCACCGTGGGTGTGGATAGATGGTAGTTTTGTTGATAAACATGCATCAAATTTTGATAATACGATTTTAGAAGCAAATGATATCGTCTATTTTAAACAAATAGATAATCTCGGAGACCCTTTAACTTTAATTGGTCACACTTATTTAGGTGGAGATGCTACTTTAGAAACAAGTTATGAGCAAAATCAATCAATAACAACTTAAGATATGAAAAAGTACTTATTATTAATCGCATTATTTATTACGTTTCTGTCTTTTGGACAAAATCCTTCTAAACACTCTAATGGTGTTATTTTAGGAGACCCAACAGGAACTGCATCAGACCCTGTGAACGCTAAAGCAGGTTATATTTATTGGAATGAAACATTAGGTAAATTTAGAAAGTATGATGGAACTTCATGGAGTGATTTAACTATTGCGACAACACCTAATCTTCAACAAGTTACAGATATTAGTGCTGAAACAGATAATAATATTGTAATACAACGTATTTCGACTCCTAGTATCCAAATTGATAACACGGGAACGCTTAGAAAGGCAACTTACTTATCTGAAAACATATATTTCTCAAGAGATGGTTATAATTTAGATATCAAAAGTCCATTTTTAACAAATAATCACGCTCAAGAATTCCAAGATAAAACAGGAACAATCGCTTTATTAGAGGATATTGAAGGTTCTATACCTAAACTTGGTCTTACAGGGCAGATATTAGTAAAGACAACTGACGCAGATTATGATGTTCAATGGGAGAACCCTTCTGAAACTAGTATTTCTTGGGGAGGAATTACGGGAACTTTATTAGACCAAACAGATTTACAAACAGCCTTAGATGGCAAGGGTGGTTTGGCTCTTGGAAACACTTGGACCGCTACTCAATCTTTTTCGTCAGGCATTTATCTTTCAGGTCAAAACATTACAGGATTAGCATTTGACCCTTATGATGCTACTTGGGATAATAGTAATAAAGCAGCTACCCAAAACGATATTTATGATAAGATAGAAGGTATTTCAGCCTCAGGAGATGTTTTCTTAGCAGGGAACAATTCTTTTAGTGGGTCAAATACATTTAATCCTTCAGATAATTCTACTGCCATACTTGCTATAAATAATAGCTTCAATAAGGGAGTTCAAACTATTAATAATTCAACAGGTCAAGGAGTACATTCTACCAATAATTCAACAGGCATTGGTATTTACTCATTAAATGACCAAAGTGGAGATGGTATCGTTTCTAACGGAAACCTTACTGCTACGGGATATAATTTTGTGGGGCAAAGCAATGGAGCAAACACATTTACTGTAGATAGATTAGGTAATACAATAGCCAATTCCATAGATGTAGGAGGATCAGGAACAAATGTTCTTCTAGATGATGGAACAACAACTCCTTATGCGACTGTAGATGTTTCTGTAACAGATTCACAGTTCGTTATTGGTACAGGAACAGGAATTGAGGGAACTGCATTAATAACAACGGCACAAACAGATAAAGTTGTGGATATTAAACCATCTGCGGGTTCTAATCTAAATACGCCAACAATAACTAGTGGAGCAATTCGTTTTGCCAATACATCATCGAGTGGAGAATCTCCAACTATTGCATCAAAAACGAATGATAATTTACCTGCTTTAACAATAAGAGCATTATCCACAAACGCAAACGTAAGTGGTGATTTTTACTTTGATTCTAGAGAAAATAATAATACAGATTTTGAAACATTAACAGGAACGGCTTTTGTCTTTAGTAGATTTGGTAATTCTTTATTGAATATTCGTAGAGATGGTGTTAGTACTTTTTCAGGAAGTATTTCTGCTAGTAATTTAAGCGGATCAAATACGGGTGATGAAGACCTTGATTTTGTTACAGGATTAACTAACGGAATGGTTGAAGAGAGTCCGTCAATAGTAGTAGCTTCAAATGGAGTTGATACAACCTTATCAATAGAAAAAGTTGGTGGTGGTGATATTACTGCTATATTCTCAACGGGAGAATACCTTTGGGATACAAGTCCAGCAAAATCTATTATTCTTACTGAGGGTTCAGATGCTTCTCCACAGATAAATTATATTTATTTATTAGAAAGCACTAAACTGTTAACAAAATCAACGAGTGGATTTCCAGCAACAGAACACGTTCCAATTGCAACAATATTTTTACAAAGTGATGCTTCGGCACAAACTGATGGGGTAATGAAAATGCATGCCTGGACAGACCATCTTTCAGGTACGGATAAAATGGGGCATATTTCACATATCAATGAATGGATAAGGAAACAACCCGCAACATGGGAAACAGGAGTTGATTTAACGCCTACGGTTGGTTTAAATATTTTAAACATAGCTACATCTTCGGGTACTATTTTACAACTTCACGAGCATGATTATCCTTCTTTTAACACCGCAACAACAAGCGAAGTTTATGTTGTGAATGACCCGGATATATCTTACACTAAGGCTTCGGGATTAGCACAAACAGATGGTTTGAATAAAGATGCTAACGGAGTTACTTTAGGAGGTGCTAATACAGATTTTTATAACCTTGTTGTTTGGGGAGTTGTTAGTGAAGATGCTTCTGACTGTAAATTAATGGTAAATTTACCCTCTTCCGCATATCCAAATAATAATGGAGACCAAGCAGTTTTGGATTTAGAGGGTAGTTCTATTTACAATATACCGAATGATTTTGTAGGAACAGGATTCCTTATTGCACGTTTAACGATTCAAGAAAATGGAGGTACTTATACTATACTT